GACTGGAACTGAAACAGCAGCTTCATCGGTGCTGACAGCCGCAACCGCACTTCCGCGCCTTCGTAGGGGGTTCCCTCGAAGGTGACGACGCCCTCTCTCTGCGGTACGCGCATCAGGCTAGCTCCACGTCGGTGCAGTGCCGTTCGCGAGCGAACCGGGCACGGCGAAAGTGAGCGAACCGTCAGCCGCTCGGGTGAGCGGGTAGTCCGTCAGCATCAGTTCCATCGTCATGGTCTGGCCGGAGTGCACGATCACGGCGGTGCGCGAAACGCTGGTCGTCGGAACCGTCTTGAACACGTCGTGAGCCTGGTTGGTCGCGTCGTTGAACACGCCGTTGAACGTCGCGGTGCCGTCCGCAAGCAGCAGCAGCCGCTCGACGCCGGAACTGTTCAGGCCGGTCACGTCCTGAAGGCCGCGCGGAGTGGTGAACGCGAGGTTTGTGATGTCGTTCGTGATCGCGCGCCCGGTTCCACCGGAATCGTCGATCGTGCACGTCATGCCGATCCCGTTTTCCTTAGCCAAGTCCAACCCCTTAGAGGTGTTGGACTCAGCGTCCGGGGGGATCAGCGAGAGACTCGGTTACAGCCCCCGAGTCTTGATGTGCACCTGCGCGTCGAGCCCTTCGGCCACGCGGTACTTCCACTCGTCGTTCGTGACGGTGCGCACGCCCTGCGTGGTGCCTACGCGGTGCAGCAGTTGGTACCGCTCATCCGGCACGCGGTGCTGCTTGGCACGCGCGGGACACGGGCAGTTCGGATGCCAGCAGCGCTTGAAGTCGCCGCAGCGCACGCCCGCCGGGTGAACGAACGGCGCCATCACGCCGTTCTTGTCGGGATCCTCGCCCTCGTGACCGAACATGAACCACGTACAGGAAACCTCTTCGCACGTCGCCTGCCGCATCGGCACGCTGAGCCGCGCAGCCTGCATCCCAGGGGCGACCGGCGTGCGCCAGTTCGCCCACTGGAGATACGGCCCGTTCCACGTCGCCGCCGGCTGCCCGAAGCGTCGTACCGTCGTCTTTGCCGGAAGGTAGATGCGGGTCATCAGGCTAGGCTCTTGTCGTCGACCGTGGTGCCGCGCCGGAACGCCATCGCAAAGATCGCGTTCGAAAACGTGCCGGTCGTCTGCGCCCTAATGCCCTTGTTGACCGTGCCCGTGACCTCTTTGCGCTCACCGAACGCCGTGGTGCCGCCGGTGCCCGCGAACGTGAGCAGCGTGGCCCATGTGCCGTCTGTGCCGTTTGTGGTGTCCGAACTGTGCTGGATGATGAACGTGGGGGTGCCGGACGAGCGCGAGAAATACTGCAAGTACCCGACGCCGCCCGCCGTCGTGCCCGCCGTGTCGACGTAGCCCGTGGACGTGGTGGCTGAGGCGTGCGTGACCTTGCCCGCCGTGACCTGCTTACACCAGTCAAGCGGCGAACCCGCCGAGGCGAGCGCCTGAATGGTCGCCATGAGCGACGCGTCGTTCCCGCGCGTGGGGTCGTAGTTGACCTGTTTGGCGCTCAGGCACGCGGCCGGGTTTCCGAGCGTGGTACCGCGGCAGTACGTCACCACGATGTCCGTGGTGGGCAGGCTGGAGAACTGGTAGAACGTGGAGCCAGCAGCAGCCGCACGGCTGGCCGCAGCGCCGTCGTTCCAGAACGCGTTCCACGAGATCTCGCCGTCACCGAGGGCGCCGATGCGCTCGACGGCCGAGGCGTTGATGGCGGTCACGTCGAGCACGGCCTTTCGGCCGGCGATCGTGTTCACCGCGCCCACGTCGCCGCTCGCGTCGATGCCGTGGACGAAGAGGTTATCCCCCAGCCCGTTGCTTTTCGCCATCGTCCTTGACCTCCACGATGTAGCCCTGCTCGATCAGCCATGCGGCCGGATCGCCGTCGTACACGTCACCCTCGAACCACGTCCGCTCCCCGTTCTGGAGAATCGGGATCTTCCTTGGGTGCTTGTGCGGGTTCGCCACCTTCCAACTCACGCGACGATCTCCTCCTCTTCCGGACACCACACTTGAAGTGTGAATTGCATGGAGCGATACGGAGCCCCGCCGAATTCCTGAGGGCCAATCTGCGCGTCACTGATGCGCATGCCTTCCACTAGCCCGTCGAGCTTGCTGTTGAGTCGCAAGGCCGCCTGAACCTCCCTGCATCCCCGAGTTACTGCCCTTTCGACTTTGCCTCTGGTTTCGAGGTCAAGCCCGTAGTGCCACATGAACGCCACCTCGAAATCGAGCCAGACCATCACGTTTCCCAGCGTTTCCTCTTTGTCAGATTCGCCGGTGAACCAGAACGCCGCGAAGGGGCCAGGGCCCGGCACTAGGCCATTCGGTTGGCCCACCCACACCTGCACGGGAGCAGTCGTCCCGTATCCGTTCGTGATGGTTCGCGAAATGACCTCGTAGAGCGCGTCAACGTCAACCATTGAGCACGTCCGCTACGGCGTCGGCGAACCAAGCCTGCTGATCGATCGCCTTGATGGCCGAACCTGTGCGCTGCCAGCGGACCGTGCCGCTGCGCAGCTTCACGCCGCCGCGCATGCCCTTTTCCAGCCACCACGACAGAAGCGGCCCGCCGGCAGCTTCGGCCGTCGCGTTCTGCGGGTACGGGCGCCCCCACCAGCGCGAGCGCACGATCGTGAACAGCTTGTCCTCGGACGGAAACTTCCCGAGTGTCGAGACGTAGCGGCCTTTGTCGGACCACGCGCTCACGGCGAGGTCGAGCGCGATGTCGCCCATGTCCTCGATTCGCTTGTGGAGCGTGCGAAACACCAGCTGCGAGTCGCCGCCGAGCAGGAACACCGGCCCGGACATATCGATGCTGATGGTGGTTGAGCCGCGCTTGGTGACGCTTGATACGCCGGTCATGCCACTAACGCCTTCAGCCGGAACGGCTCCAGCGAGTCGCGAATCATCGGGTAAAGCGTCCGGCCGGCGCCGATGTTGTACTCCGTCTGAAGCACCGAGCCTTGCATTCCTCCCTGCGCCTCCCACGCCCAGCGGATCGCCTGCATGACCGCCGCCTGCTCGATGGGCCTCGGGTAGCGACGGCGACTAACGGCCGTCGAACTGGCGTGCTGTGCGGCCGTAGTGCCGTTGTAGGCTCGCTCAATCGTCAACGTGGTTTGCGTCGGCGCGGCCGTCACCGACACTTGTTCAGACTCGATGAGAAGCGTTTCACCGGGCTGGATGCCGTGATTCGAGGTAAGCGTCAGGGTGGTCGCCCCGGACGTGAGCGGGTTGTCCTGCACGGTGTAGCCGGTCACCGTTTCCCACTCGGCCGAGTACCCCCACGAGCCCGCAATCTGAATGCTCCGCGCGACGGTCGGCCAGACACTGATAGCCGTGCGCCACGGCAGCAGGTCGATGCCGCGATACGGCATGTACGACGGTTGCGACGTAGGCCACAGCCCAAAATCGGTGTTCGCCACAAGCGCCTGCTCGTAGACGCCGTCGGCGTTGAGGTCGCATGACAGCGTCGTCACACTGATGAGATCGTCCGTCCAGATGCGCGAATCGCGCGTGCCGTCGAATGTGCGTGTGGCCGTGCGGGCGTAGAAATGGCGCCCGCAGTAGGCGTCGATGGCCCGGGACACGGACGCCAACAGCATCAGCCAGTGCGTATCGTCGGCGTTCCCGGTGATGCCTCCAGCCTGCAATTTGAACTGGTCGAGCCGCCCGTAGAGGTTCATCGCCTCCGATGGTGCGGCTCGCCAGTCGAGAGATTAGGCGGGCACCGCTGCCGGCTCCAGCTGGTACACGGCCGGCCGGACTTGCCGGAATCCTGCTCCGGCCAGCACGCCCTCCCAGTCCGGGTGGTCGTGGTGCATCGGCGTCGTCTGGTCGTGGAACCCGGATTCGCTGATGAGCGTGCCGCCGGGCTTGAGCCATTCCGCCATCGCCTCCACCAACCCTTCAGCGACCGGTGGAGGCATGTGCTCAAACACATGCCAGCAGGTGATTCCGCCAAACGGCATGCCCGGCCAATTGGTAACGTCAGCGCCGGCGACCACCGTGACATCGAGCCCGTACTTCTGCGCCCGCCACGCGGCAAACTCCCGCGTGACCTTGTTCGGCTCGTACGCGGTCACGCTCGCGCCGGCCTTCGCGGCCAGCAGCGCCATGGTGCCGATGCCGCAGCCGTAATCGAGCCACGTCTCGCCCGCCGTGATGCCCGCGAGGCTCACCGGGCAGCCGCCCGCGAGGTGCCAGTTCGCGAGGTCGAGCACGTAGAGCAGGCCTACGTCCTCGCGCTCGTAGAACTCGAGTTCCGTCTGGTCGTCCGGCTTCGTCTGCCACAACTCGAACAGCCGCGCGGTAGCGGTCGCCATGAGCCGCCGGATGTCGCCCTCGGACTCGTCCGCCCACTCCGCGATGTCGCCCACGAGCGAATCGATGAGCGGTTGCCCCGTCTTGCGGTCACGGCCCCGGGTAGCGACGAGGTCCGTGCCGCTTGACGGGAGACCCGAATCCTTCCGGCCGATGTCGGCCACCGTGTACGGGTACAGGCCCATGTGCTGGAGCACGATCGACTGGTCGAACCATACTCGGAACCCGAGCTGTCGCGCGCGCTCGTTGAACGCCCAGTCCTCGCTCAGGTAGTGGTAGGAGTCCGGCGCGTCCTCGATGATGAACGGCGAAAAGAACGGCCAGAACGGCCTATCCGCGCCCTTCGTGACCTTGACGATGCGATGCACGCCGAACGCGTCGCGGAACTCGCCTTCGAGCATCTTTTCGAACACGTCGCGGTGCACAGCCATGAACCCGGTCGCGAGGTATTCGAGTTCGATGGGGCGGCGCTCCGGCGTCTGCCGGATGTCGATCGCCGAACCCGAGAACAGCCGCGAACTGATGTGCGGGTCACTGTGCGAACGGGTGACGTAGACGCCGCCGTAAATGCTCCGCGTCTCCCGGCAACCCTCGACGATCTTCCAGAAGTCCTCGGCCTGCCACACCACGTCATCGTCAACGATGACCATCACGTCGCAGTCTTTCAGGTGCTCGTCGGTGAGAAACTTGGTCGCCATGAGTGAGCGGCTGCGCGAAATCAGCGCGTCGTTCCACAGTGGCTCCCATACCACCTGCTCGTCGGTCGGGTTGCTCGCGATTGATGCGTAGACGGCGGTGGCCGTCCTCACGTCCATTTGGCGCCAGATACTCGGCGCCACGTACACGCCTGGCACTATGCGGTTCTCCCTCTCCCCCCGCGCGGCCGGCCGATGATGCGCACTGATTCCCGCGCGGTGTCTGGCACGTAGGCTATCACGTGCCCCGCATCCATGAGGGATTGCGCCACATCCGCGTTCAGTTCGTAAACCTGATGCGGGAAGAGCGCCTTCCGGCGCCCTTCCACGATTGCGTCACACTGCCGGAGAACCCGGACGTGCATCAGAACAGAATGTGACTGATGCTCGCGAGGCTGATGTTGGCCTCGGGAGTGAGCACGGCACGCACCACCAGCGGACCGCCCGCGTACGGCACATACGACATCTCGAACGTGCTCGACGCGTTCGTCTTGTTGGTGATCTGCGCGTTCGAATACGTGGTGTAGTTCACGTTCGACCAGTTGCCGTTCGTCGGGTCGGACGGAAGGTCGTTCGACTGGAGTCGCGCCGCCACCGCAGCCGAGCCGGTCATCGCGCCCGTGTGCAGAATGAAGTACGCGCCGCGGTATCCGGTGAGGTCGATGGTGCTGCCGTTCACGTCGGCGTTTGAAGAGCCGCCGTTGCGCGAGGCGGGAACGACCGACGTGCCTGGGGTGAGGCCAGTCGGGGAGTGGAGCGGGGACATTCGGCCCATGTTTTCCCTCCTGGGAATGGTGGGAGCGGGTGTTACCCCGCTCCCAGATTCGCGTTAGCTCGAAGCGGCCTTGAGGATGCGGAACGCGTCGGCGATGGCGAACAGCGAGTCATACCGCTGTCGCGCCTTGAACGCGACCTGGTCCGTGGCGAAGTAGACAGAATCGTCGCGCGCGACGGTCATGCCCATGCGGTCCACGAAGTAATACTGCGAGAAGTCGCCGATGGCGCCGACTTCCTCGTTGGCGGCGATGGTGGCGGCGTCGTCCCAGCCGGTGCCGTCGTAGAAGAACACCGGTCGGCCCAGGAGCGTGAGGCCCGGCGCGCCGTTCATCATCTCGATGAAGTGGATGCCGGCCGCAGCCGAACCGATCTGCACGATGCGGCTCATGAGGCTGGAGGTCATGAACCACTGCGCGTTCTGGCGCCACTGCGACGGCAGTTCGAAGTAGGCGGCGATGACCTCGACGGCAGTGGGCGCGGCGAGCGTCCACGTGTCCGTCACGTCCGAAATCGCACCCTGCACGGCGGCCGTGGTGCGCAGTCCAAGCGGCTCGGTCGTGCCGTCGCCCTCGATGGACTGCTGATCCTCGTACCGCCCCTTGGACTCCGCGTAGAGCGTTCCGAGCAGCGCCGGGATGTTCACCGCAGAATCGGCCAGGAGTTCCATGCTGAGCCGGTTGTTCGCGCCGCTCTTGCGAATGGTGAACGGCACCTGGTTGAATGCCGGGTCCGAGTCGGATGGGTTGGCTTCCTCGGCGATGCCCGCCCAGGTCACGCTCGTCGCGGTCGGGAACGTGCCGCCGTCGCGCGTGGTGTTGAACACCGTGGCGCGAGCGCGGACGTTCGAACCCCGGGCGCCGGGATTGCGGATCACGTCAAACCGCTGGTCAGTCGGGACCAGGTACCCGCCTTCGCTGTCCGTGTCCTCCTGAAGGGCGTTCAGGAACGGGAGCAGTTCGGGGCGCTTCTGCGCCATGGCCGCCCGGCCGTTGCGGAAGTAGTACGCGAACGCCTCTTCCTGCTTGTCCTTCTGCGCCCGAAGTTCGGGCGAAAGGCGAGCCAGGATCGACGGGTGCTGCGCCGCAACCGGGTACTTCTTGATCCATCCCTCAGTCTTGTCGGTCGCGAACGGCACGATGACGCCCGGCGCGATTTCGACGTGGCCGCTGGGATTCTGGTTGGCCTTGTCGGCCGACACGCCGGGAATCTGGTTCATCGCGTCGGCGATGTTCCGCACCTTCTCGGACGGCGCGATGTCGGGCGTGGTGAGCGTCTTCTCCTGCGCCTCGATTTCGGCCAGACGGTCGTACGCCGCCTTGGCCTTCTCGTACGCGCCCCACGCGCGCTGATAGGACTCCTGATCGGAGCCGTTCTCCGCGAGCGCCTTCGCGCTCCGAAGGGCCTCGGCGGCCTCGTTGCGCAGTTCGGTAAGGCTAGCCATGGATTACCTCCAACTCAGCGGCTGCTACCGCGTGCCGCGCTGCGATCCGCCAGTCGGCGGCGGCCCGAACCACCGGCGCCGGCGAGGGCTCCGGGCTGGTGCCGACCTCGGGAGGCCGGTAGTTGCGGAAGATCGAAAGATCGAACTCGTTTTTCACAGCGGCCGTGGAGGCCACAGAGTCCGCTAGCCCAGCGGCCACGGCCTCGTCGGCCGTGTACCAGGTTTCAGCCGCCATCACGGCCCGCCAGTCCGTCTCAGTGCCCGCACGTGCGGCGTAGAACCCCGCGATGGACTCAGCCATCTTGTCGAGCGCATCGGCCGTTCCGCGCATGTCGGACGCGTTCCCGACGACCATCGCCCACGGGTCATGCACCATGAGCATCGAGCCGGACGCCATCGTTACCGTGTCGCCAGCCGTGGCGATGACCGAGGCGATCGACGCCGCGATACCGTCCACCACGACGTTCACCGTGGCCGGGTGCTGCGCCAGCGCGTTGCGGATGGCGATGCCATCGAAAACGTCGCCGCCGGGGCTGTTCAGGTGCAGGTTGATGGTGCTGGCCTTGACCTTGCGGAGTTCCCCTACGAACTCCGAGGCCAGGACACCGAACCACCCGATCTCGTCGTAGATGTAGACATCGGTGGTGTCGTTGCCCTTGTTCTCGAACCGAAACCACTCGCGCCGTTGGGCGCGATCAGCCGCGGCGAACCGCAGAGAACGGTAGCGCGTGTCCATATCGCTATGGTGCGTAGACCGTTACGAGAGACGCGGAGACCTCAGGATCTGCTCAAGCTGAATCCCCGCCGCGCCCTCGAGCGGGTTGGCCGGCTGCGGCACCGGGTCGCCGCTTGGCTGAATCACGAACGTCTCGCGGGAACCGTCCGGCATCGTCCTCACTTCGGCCTGGTTGCTCGACCGCAGGTAGAAATCGCCGTTCGGCTGGGCGGGCAATCCGCAGATGGTCAGCGCCTCGTTCACCGTGAACGCGCCGGTGTTGATCATGCGGACGACCTCGCGCAGTTTGCGGCTGCGGTCCTCCTGCAACGCCCGGACGGCCGTGAAATCGTAGGTCGCCTGGGCACCGGCATCGGCACGGACCGCGAACTCGGGCAACAAATGCTTCTCGAACGCCCGGGCGAACCGCATCGCGGCCGGCACCATCGTCTCGGCCCAGAACGCGTGCTGTGCTTCCTCGTACGTCTGCTGCGTGCCCTGTGCCACGCGGGCACCCACGATGACCGGCGGCACGCCGAACACCGAACAGATGCGCGTCTCGACGTGCGCCCGCGTCAAGTCCATTTCCATGTCCGACTGGCGCATGCCCATCTGCGTGTAGCTCGCCTCGTCGGCGTTCAACACGAGCAGGTCGAACCACTTCCGCAGCCCGTTGTAGGCGGACCGGAACCGGGACTTGATTTCCGTGATTTCCTGGGGACTCGTCTTTCCCTTGACGCTGAGCAGTCCCATGGGAACGCCCGCGTTGTTGAAGAAGGCCAACTCGTAGTCGGACATCTTCAGGTCAATCGCGCCCTCGCGGACCAGCAAGGCGATCTTGCTCAGCCCGTAGAAGTCGTTAATGAGGTTCGGCTCTTTGATGTGGATCATGTCGCGGCGCGGGATGCGGTCGACTACGCGACCCTCCACCGTGACCACGAACACGTCCTGCTCGCTGCGATTGCCGGGCTGGATGGTCACGTAGTCCGGGCGGATGAGTTCGAGTTCCTGCACGGCGGACCCGAAGAACTCCGCGCGCCTCTCTGTGTTCGAAGACACGCGCACCTTGCGCACGTACACGTTCCCGGCGACCTCGAACTGCGTCATCATCAGTTCGGCGAACTCCTGGCCGTCGAGTTCGTCGCATGGGTTCTCGAGGAGCGCGGTCATCGGATGGCGCGCCGCCACGCTGCCGTCGCGGCGCACAACCTGCGGGCGAAGCGCCGCGAAAGACGTGGCCTTTTCCTTGATGCACGCGTACATGAGGCTGTTTTTCGAGTAGCCGTCGGCCGCGTAGCTGCGGATGTCGTTCGGCAGCGGCTGCGGTTCTCCCACCTGCCACGTCGGGATGTAGTCGCCGCCGGCGGCCTGCGCGTCGAGCTTCGTGCGGCTGCGCATCCACTCGCGCAGCGGTCCCTGGTCGTACAACGTGGCCTCCTAGAGGCCGGCGCACCACACGAACAGGCGCACCATCAGCCCCGCTACACCACAGGCTACGGCCGCCAGAACGACACCCACGGCAGCCTGCACCAGCGCGCGCGTCCGGTTCATTGCAGCACCCACCCGGCGCTCACCGTTGCCGGTGCCCACGTCGCACCGTAGACCACGTTCACCGCTGCCATCGCTGCGTCCATGACCTTCCCCCTCCCACGCTTGCTCAGGTAGTAGCCGCCGTCCTTGCCGGTCGCCACCGTGCTCGTGTTCATCACGTGCCGCTCGAACACGTCATCACAGAAGTGCAGCCGCTCCTGCACGATCAGGTCGAACAGCTGCGCCGACGCACCGGACCGCCGCGCGCCCGTCTGCCAGATCTCCTCGCAGGTGATGCCCTCGTTCGCGAGATCCTGCCGCATCAGCTTCGAATGCCACGGGTCGAACACCGTCGTTGTCACGTTCAGGTCATGGTTCAACTCGCGTATATGCTGCTTGACCTCGGCCTGTGGAACCTCCCAGCCGGGCACGGGCTTCCCGTCCGGGCCGCGCGGGCGCTCCCACGTTCGTACCCGCAGATACATGCACGGCTCGCCCTCGTGGCCGCACGGCCGGTCCTTATCCCACCACTGCCCCACAACTACCGCGGTCGTGTCGCGCGTTTCCGAGAGGTCGACGCCCACCCACGCCGGCACCCGCTCGCGCAGTTCGAACGGCTCGACGCGGCACGCCTGGATCTGCTCCTTCGTGACCCATGGCGTCTCGGCGTAGTCCACCCATTGATTGAGGTACAGCCGACGGAACGGACCCTCGGACATGGACAACTCGCCGCGGTAGAAGTCCTCGGTGGCAATCGCGCCGAGCGACGGATTCGCGAGCCGCCACGCCGCCGGGTCGCGGTAGTCCATCTCGTCCGGCGCCGACCACCAGCGGAACAGAAACGCCGGGTCATCGATATCGCCACGCTCGATCGCGCGCCCGTACTGGTACATGGCACCGCAGCGGCTGTTCTCCAGGTCCGTGCCCGCCGTCGTAATGGCGATCTGGTACGGCTGGCGGCGGGCTGCGCTGCCCGTGCTGAGCGCCTGCCACAATTCCTCGGCTTCGCCCACGCCCCAGACGTGGAGTTCGTCCAGCATGACCACATATGGGTTGAGGCCGTGCTTGGTAGCGCCCTTCGAGGTCAGCCGCTGGATGAAGTCGTAGGGCTCGTCCTTCGACGTGATACGCGGTTGGCTGACGCGCGTGCCTTCCGGCACCTTGAGCGCCGCGCTCAGCGTCGCGGACATCTCGGTCATCTTGCGGGCGGCGCCGAACACCATGTCCGCCTGCTCCTCGCTGGCCGCCGCACAATAGACCTGCGCCGACGGCTCGCCCTCCCCGAACGCGAAGTACAGCGCCAGCGCGGCGGCGAGTTCCGATTTGCCGTTCTTCCGGCCGACGCCAATCAGCGCCCGCCGGTAGCGGCGGTACCCGGTGCGCGGGTCAATCTCGAACAGTTCGTCCAGCAGCTTTCGCTGCCACGGCAACAGCCGGAACGGCTCGCCAGTCCACTCCGCGTTCGTGAAGACGCAGTGCTCCTCAATCCACGCGATCGCCTCGTCGCCGCGCGTCTCGAACACCCGGCCGTTGATGCGGGCCTTACGCATCGTAGTCCACAATCTCCGGTTCCCGCGCCGCCTTCGGTTGCTCGCGGCGTTCGTCCCGCGCCAGTTTCAGCGTCGCCCTACCGGCCTCGGCGTATTCGATCTGGAGCCTGAACCGGGACAACGGCGTCATCCCGAACGCCTCCTCGGCGCGCTCGATGTCCCGCGTCAACTCGCGGATGCGCCGTACCAACGGGTTCGGAACGAGCATGCCGGTAGCGCCCTTGATGACCGGCGCGGCCTCCAGCAACGGCCACAACCGCTCCCGTTCGTTCACGCTCCGAATCCAATGCAGGAGCCGGCCGCGGTCCGCGTTGGCGTCGACGGCGTAAGACGGCCGCGACCTCCAGAACTCCCGCCACACGCGCTGTGCCTCCGGTAGCAGACCGCGCGGCATCGTCACCACCCGCCGCTCAGCGTTCGGATCCAGCGGCACGACCAGCCCCCGACCACGCCCCCCGCGGCGGTTCGTCAACTGGTCCGGGTGCTTGTGGCGGACGTTAGCCAACGTACTTGAACCCCTGCACCGCTCTCATGTGGCCGCCGTAACCGACGCCGACGGCGGTCGCCCCGGCCCTGTGCGCCGATTTCAGCAGTGTTGATGCGCTCTTGCCTTTGTTCACGCCGAACAGCGACGCAGACTTCTGAATCCACCGTTTGTCCCGCCGCAAAGCGGCGCATAGACCCGGATGGCTGGTGTGAAACAGCGTGCCGTGTGGTCTGCCGAACCTGGTTTCGCCGCGTAGGTTCATCGCGCATACGTGGTTGAGAAACCGCATACCCACCCCGGCACCCTGCCACTCCGGCATCACAACAAGCCGAGACGCACGGTATGCGTTGTTCTGGAACGCAGGCGACACAGCTAGGTGCACCACTAGCTCCCCGTCAACCGTGCCGACATAGTTCGTCGCGGCGATCATCTTGCCGATCTTCAGATAGTGATGAGGCTCAAAGGCCGGCCAGTAACGCCAGTCTGTCTCCCAAACTTGGAGGTCAAAGGTGGGTCGTTGAAGACGCCTCCGGTCGAGCGTCCGCGTAGCCGTATCGAACGTCCAGTCCGGCTCCACCCACTCCAGCACGTCGTAGTGGGGCGTCAGCAGAACGGCCTTTCCGCTCGTTCGACGCCACGCCTTCTGGAACGCGAGTGCACCGAACTTCGCGATCTGCCGGTCCACGACCGACGTGAACTCATCGATGACAACGCGCCCAGGTGCGTCCGCGATGACCCTCGCCAGCGTCGCGCGGAACTTCTCCCCGTTCGACAGCACCGCATAAGGCCGCAACCATGCCGGCACGTCGCCTAGGCCCACCGCCGCGAGCGATGCGGTCACGTCGTTGAAGTCCTTCCCCGGCGCTATGGCGTCGATGATTGGCGCGTCACCCGGCCATTCGGGTTCGGTGTACACCTCGGCGTCACCGAAGACGAGCCGCCCCAGCGACGTTTTGCCGCTGCCGGACGGCCCGACGATGACGCCGATGCGCCAGTCTTCGTCCTCCCCCGGCAGGTCGGCGTCGATGGAAAAGTTCGCGCCGGACTCGGCGTTGAACAACGACTTGACCCGCGCAGCGCGGTACGAATCGAACTCCGAGCAGCGATTCCGAACCTGAACGAGCATTACACCACCACCACCCGGCACTCGTACCCGCGGCCTCTTAGCTCGTCGTAAACCCGCTCCTGCTCGCTTTCGCTAGAGCAGATCACGGTCACGCCGTACTGCGGCCGGTAGTCGATGCCCGGATCGTCCCCCGGTGGTCCGGCCGTCGCCGGCGTTACCTTTTCCAGCGCCGCGCGCAGGTCATCCGAATCGATGGCTACACCCGCTAGCAGTTCGCTCAGCGCGTCGGCGTCGCTCGCTGCCATCGCCCCGAGCGGGTCGAGCGACGCGAGCACAACCTGCTCCTCGTGCTCGCTCAGGTCGACGTACACCACGGGTATCGCGGCCTCCTGGCGACCGATGGCGAGCGCAACGCGAAGGTGTCCATCAACGACGTGGCCGGTGCGCTGGTTCACGATCACGTCCTGCACCCAGCCCACCTGATCGAGCAGG